GTAGATCCTGTTGATCTTAATGCACTCTTACTCAATACCATCCCTTAATCTTATGATGTGCCAAAGCATTACAAGGATTACTATAACGCTTTTGTATGTATTTAAGTTGCCAATCAATTTGCTTAAACCCATCAACTGTACTTAACCACTTAGATCTACCTTGAGGAATACCATAATGACTACCATTCTTGGCTTTTGGATTCCATCTTGATTCTTTGTAGTTTAATTCATCTAAACAATAGAATTGATCTAAGTTGTTTAACTGTATGAAAGCCCATTGTCTGTAATGATTAGTTTTATCTACTGCAACGGAATCATCTTTTAATAAGCCTATTGTAATGGCTAAAGACAGAGATATCACCAAACCAAACCTTGCGATCTTTCTGCTTCGCAGATCGCCCTTTCGCTCTGAAAGCGAATTTGCGTTTAAGGGTATCACATCACTCCAAATCTTACGGCGTGTCAGCGTGTCTTTCATATAGACATCCATCCTATGTATTGTGCATCCGGATTATCTAAAAGCCATTGCTTATGCAATTGATTCTGATAAGCCCAATTGATTTCATGTGTCATTTCATCATGATCAGCGCACATGTATGGCACTCCTTATCTGCAAACATCCATGATCCGCATTTAGTGCAGCGCATTACAGGTTCCTGAGTGTCAGTAGCCTCTGCTATATTCTTAGTACCAACGGCGCAGCATTTGAGGCATTGATACACCCTAAAACCATCGGCCTCTGGGTATCCATCAAGCCATTCAAATTCAGTATTGGCTGAGCAGAAATTGCATCTAAAATTAACCATCTTTACCAGCCCAGCCAGTACCTTTAAAAATTGTTGGAACTGCAACATAAACCCTTCGTAAAGGTGTGTTGCATACTTGACATTGAGGGATTTCATGATCCATTGGTAATTCCAATATAATCAGCGTTCCCTCAATATCACAGGCATAATCGTAATTAGGCATGATACGGAATCCTGTTTATTGCGTGGCAGGAATAGCATCGAAGCAGATCGCCCTCATGAAGTAATCTGTCATCGTTGCATAGATCGCAAGTAACTATTGATGGCTCGACTTTAACTCCGTCATCTGTAAAAGTTGCAGTTAGACCAGAGCCATCAATTATCTGTAATTCACCCATTTATTCACCTCCTTCAAAATACCATTTCCCATTGGCTGTAAGTTTTGCCCATTTAGGTTCACATGCTTTTGCTTTACAAACATATCCATAATAAGGCTTACCTCCTTTAGAAATTCCCTCTTTAAGAATATGACCATGTTGGCACGCAGGTGGCTCATTAGGTATTGTTGCTGCTATTTGATCGACAACCTCACCAACTGACCAAACAACAGGATCAGCAGGTTTGTCGGCTGCAAAACTATCCCTTAATATTGTTTCAATTTGTGCTGACTTGGATCCTGCTTTGCCATACATGTTTTGCCGGCTTTCCAACTTCTCCTTAAAAGATGATGGTGCAACCACCTTGCTCATTTCCTCTTGAGATGCTCTTTTGCCTTTAGCAGCAAAACCTGCGTTTGCAAGTGCTCTGCCAATCGCTGAAGTTTCGCAATTCTCCAATGCAGAAGTTGAATTGACACCACGATCCGAAATTGTTTCAAAAGCAAGCCCAGTTGCACATGGCTTTGCGTCCGCTTCCGTTTTGAATAATTTACAAAATACAATGAATCGAGTGTTAGATGCCTCGATGAGTTCAGTTTCGATCCTGTTGTCAGGAAATTTTCCATGCCATTTCTCCAATCTTGATTCGACTGTTTCATAATCCTCTAAATTAAATGCCATTATCAATCCTCCCAATTTTCATCTTGGACTGCATCGAGAACTGTCTTATAGACAGAGCCATAGGCGATGAAGTCTTTAATACTGTCGTAATGATCTGGGGTTTCACTAAGCCTAGAAACCTTGACCAATGCCATACATAACGCAGCCTGATGTGGTGTGATAGGGAAGTCGAGATATGCAGACCAAAGACCTGCAATTCGTTTGTGGTTATAGTAAGGATGTCCGTACACGCTTCCACGCTGTTGGATCGTAGTAATGACCTCATCTAACAACTGCTCAGTTTTTGTCATAATCAAAGACTTCATCTGATTGCTGCTTGTTGTTAATCATTCTGCGGTGCATATCCCAACCGATTGCCCTGCCACGCCAATACGCACGATTGTAAATTTCGGTTTGCCATAAATTAACTGCGTAGGCCAATAAGCCTGTTGCTATCATAAACCATAAAATGGTTACTCCGTTGATTTTCATTTTGTTGCCCACTCCCTTATTTGTTTAGGCATCGCAACCGGATTTCGGTCATCGATTACTGTATAGGTTGCTCCTGACGGATGAATTGATGGTGCAGTTGCAACATAACCTTTCCATTTGATGTCAATACCATCGTTTAACTTACCTCTAAATACATCAGATTTATTGGCTGTGTAATACAGGTGTAAGCCATCACCAGTTTGAACTGTATATGTTGGCTCAAACTCAGGCAGCAATTCACCACCATTGCGATGGTCAATGTCAAATACAACCAATCCTGATTGATAACAGGCTATACCAATGTTGATATTTTCATCATAGTCAAACCAAAAGTTAATTAGGTTTTGATCTGTGGTGGCTGATAAATAAGCCCTTTGAGCCAAGTCAAAGTGCGGATCTTTCTTGCGTGGCAACAATGGCAAAACTGCCCATCCTCGCTGTGCATAATCTAAGGCTTGGCCTCGATTATTTGTATCTAATAACATGTCGCTCCCTACATATCCACAGTATCTCTGTGAATACATAAAGTTTGACCTAGATCAAGTCTTTTATCTACCTGATCTCCGGCGTGTTCTATAACGATTAGATAACGCCAAGATCCTCAAGTTCATCGATATGATCATCAATCGTGCGGTCTTTATAATCTGTTTCACGCCCCATAATACCTTTTATTGTATCGGAACGATCCGTCATGGTTCACAGGCACCAATTCGACTGAATGACCGCCTTTACCAAAAGAAATTACTACAAATCCCATATTCCAATCGGCTGAGGCATATTTAAGGTAGGAGGCTTTGTTTTTCATGTCCATAAGATGACCGGCCTCAATGCCCCAAATCGTTGAATAACGGCCGTTTAAGCCTGTTTGGTGCCTTGTAGCACCCTGCCTATGGGTATGGCCACAAACAACGCTGTTACCCCACTTTTTGGCAAGATTTAGGGCAGTTATACCTGCATGCTTAGACATAACCCCTTCATCACCATGAGCCAAAAAAAAGCCACGCTCAAATTCATACGCTCGCTTATGGAATCTAATGCCAAGATCTGAGTACGCCATAAACTTTTCAAAGACTAACTCAGGCAATCCTAGGAGGGATGGTGCGCCTTTTAGTAATGTGGTAAATAATCGATCGGTATGGTTAGATCTAATGATGTCAGTTGTGCCTAGGTCAAAAAGAATCTCTTGGGCAATTGATCGCTCTTGATCTAATGTTTCTGTAAATTCAGTTTTAGTTCCTTTTACCCAACGGCTTTGAGAAGTCATATCCAGTTCATCACCAACATTTAACACAAAGTCAAACTTTTCGTGCTTGCTCATTTTAATGAGATTAGATACTGCTTTTGGGTGATGTAGTGGAATTTGGAGGTCAGGCGTGATCAAGTACCTTCGGTTGGCTTTAATCGTCATCCTCATCGTCAGTTGGATCTATGGATGGGATTATCCCACCATCGCCCACAATCCAATCAGGGAAAGTCTTATGTTCGGTCATCAACCAAAAAGCGTGCTCAGGTGTGAATCCTGCTTTTCTGGCTGCTTTGTAACATTCGTGCAAAGCCATGTAATGCTGATCTATTTTGCTTAATGGCTCAGGAGTTTGGCGAACGACACGACGATTGATCTTTTTGCGTTTGATAGGTTTTCGAGTGTTCGCCATAACAAAAATTATCGCTTACTGATTAAAACAAATAGATCATCGACACGCTGTTCAAGTCGGTTCATTTGATCTTTTATTGATGAGCCTCCGTTTGGTTTTAATTCATTCAAATAAGATTTAATAAGAAAGCGAACTCCCATGAATAAACTTGTTGATATTCCGCATACGCCAACGGCTATACCAACCCATTCGTTGGCCGTCATTTCGCATTGATTCCATAATCAGCCTCTTTGCCGGACTTTGGATCAAGTGCTTTGGCAATAGGTGCAACAATTGCTCCAAGCAAAGTTGCGTAGGCTGGATGAATGTCTGCCACGATAGCGAGTGCAACAGTAATTCCTGAAGCAGCAACCGCTCTCATATATGACTTGATTGCAGCCTTATGTTTGTTAGATAGTTTCATGCGTTGCCTCCTAGTAGTGGGATGTTAAAGAAATCTGAATTGTTATCTTGATCTTTTTTGAAACTTACATGAATATGATGCAAGTGGGGATTGCCTTTATACGATCTCCAACGCCAACCAAGTAATGGGGATGCAATACGGCTTTGATGTATTACATAACTGATGCGACCATAGGATTTCCCAAATGATCGAATTTGATCTGCCAAATATGCTGAAAGCCCTTTGTCGTCAGAAAGCCTAGCGTCAATATCAATGGCTCGAACGCATCCTGTTGCATCTGGATTGTGGTCGCTCTTTCGTGTGCTATGTCTAGCATCACCAATCCACCCATCAGATTTGCGCAAACGCTCTGGGAAGGAATCATCTATCTGCTCACGCAACTGAACTGCTGCTTTAGATAGCCAAGGTTTCAATATGCACACTTCCCTAAGATTGTGCTAACTCAGTAAGAGTTTGGCTTCATCTGCTGTAATGCCTAAGCGGTCTAATAAGGCAGCCTTTGCGGTTGCTTGCGCTGTTGCTTCGGCTTTTAATGCTGATTGAATTGCCAACTCAGTAGCAATTTCAGCATCTCTTTCGGCTTGTTCCTCCGGTGTCATTTCTCTAATAATGTTTTCACCAGTTGCGTGGTCGTATATTCCAATTTGATTATTTGTCATTATGAATTTTTCACTCCTAAAATAGTTACTGCTCCAGTCACATTTGCTGCTGAACTAAACAATTTAAAACCATTTAAAACAACACCTGCGGGAACTGGACTAACCCCTGAAACTAAACGCTGCCTGACTGATGCATCATTCTTACTTAATAATTGACCCTGAACCATTGTCCTTTGATTTGCACCAGTGTACATATGAGTCACCCACAAAATCCCAGTTGTTGAATCCTCAGTGCCGCCATTATCCAATCCAATAGTTGAATCTAATGTCAAATAAGATAAATCAGAAGTGTTTTCAAAAGTGAGTGCTGTTGTGTTATATGCAGCACCAAAATTTGATGCACGATAAGCCGCTTGGGTTTCAGTTGATGAACCATATTTAAATCTGAATCTCAATGCACCACTTGTTGCGCCAATCCTTTCGATAACAATAATAAAACCACAATAACTGCCATCAAAAACATTATCAAATGATTGTTCGCTTACATTTGAAAAACTTGTGCGTGATATAAATGTTGTGCCACCACCAGCAGCAGGAGTAGCCCAACTTGGAACTCCACCTGCAACAGTTAATACTTGACCAGTTGAACCAATGCCAAGTCTTGCAGGCGTTGAACCGCTTGATGAATAAATAGTGTCGCCTGTTGTTGTCATTGGGTTTGTCATACCACTAACAGGAGTTGCCCATTTTACTTTATATGGTGAAACTGTCGTATCGGCAGTCAAAACTTGGTTAGTTGTTCCAATTGGTAAGTTATCAAATGTTCCTGAACCAGTTCCAACAATAATATCTCCAGCAGCAGTTATTTCTGTTGCCATTGAGTTTGTAACTGTTACTGTTCCTGAAGTGCCACCACCTGAAATACCTACTCCAGCGGTTACGCCTTCAATATCTCCAGCAGTCGGTGCCACCCATTTGAAATCCATATCGGTGCCGGAATTTTTTGCCAATACTTGATCCGTTGTTCCACCTTTAAGATCGAGTAATGAAGTGTCAATTGCACCAGCAAGTGTGCGAATGGCTGCTGCGCCATCCTTGACTAAATCTGTATCGTCTGGGGTTTCCCATCCGAAATTGGTTGTGTTTGCCATTTTTCTCCTATTATCAGGCTACGATTGTAGCGTATTCCCATGTTAAAGTGTTGCCAATTGTGTTCCATGCTTCAGTAACCGGAACAGTATTCCAGCGCATTGCCACCTGACTGAAATTGATTGGCGACAAATTGATAGTCAAAAACAACTCATTGAATCGAGTGCTCCATCGCCACCCCTCAACATAGCCTTCAAATGCGCCATTGTTGATCTGGGTTGGCAAATCTGTAACATGAATTGGCTGACCCATAAAGACACCAAGCAAGGCATCTCGGTCAGCATTATCAATTTCTGAATTGGTTATTGGAAAGGTGATACTATCAAAAGTTGCATAAGGATAGGCTCTTAAACTTATGTATCTATCTGCGATTTCTTGAGCATCAGTTCCATCGTGAATTGCTGAATTGATAGTTTCGCCTTTGTAACCATAAAGGGCAATTGAAGCGGTATCTGTTGCGGTTGCCTCATTATTGAAGTTATTTCCATAATTGATATAAATATCATTACGAATATCTGCTGATTTTGTTAAAGTCCTTAAACCTGAACCCAAGGCTGTATTTGCTGAAAGTTCGGTGTACCCATTTGCCAAAAGGTATGTTTGGCGATGATCGGCATCTGCATATCCAATGTTCCCTTCATTATCCTCATACATGTATCCAAGTGCTGAATCAGCAATTTGTGAAGCGATATTGTAAATAGTGTCAGGATTAGCCGACCTACTTGACATTGTGTAAAGACCTGCATCGATTTCACCCAAACCAATGTTTTGCGCATTTGCCCAAGTTTCTGTTGCTAAATAACCTGACCAAGTTTCCGCTGCC